TATCAAACTTTTCTTTTAAAGCGGCTTCATTTTGTACAGTTGATGAAAATTTATCAATAAAAGAAACAGCTCCATTATTTACTACAATATCTTTTTGATTTGTTACAAATGAATTGAACTCAGCTTCAGTTATAGTGACTTCTGCTTTAGTTCTAGCTGATACATTAATATCATTTTTATCAGCTTCTGTTTTTGCTATTTTATAAAATTGTCCGTTATCTAAAATTACAAATGCCATATTAAACTCCTAAATCTTCAAAAATATATAGACCACCTGGATTACCTGGTTGACCTGGTTGTGCAGGAGCATTTCCACCTGCTCCACCTGTTCCAATATCTGGTGCCATAAATATTTTCATGTCTTGGTTGTTACCGGTAAAATCTTTAGTTGCCCCTGGTGCAGTACCTGGTGTTCCATCCGCTGCTTGATAAGCTGGAGAAGGACCTCCACCAGCTAAATTTTGTCCTCCGTTTGCTGTAACGTTATTATCAAGAGTCGTGTTTCCACCTATTCCACCAATTGAAAAAGGTACTGAGTAAGGTGCTGTTACTGGAAAAAAGAATGCTCCCATTCCACCTGTTCCCCCATCTCCACCTGGTTGTCCTGGACCTCCTTGAGGTGTGGTAAACGCTCCCGCTCCTCCATTTCCTCCGCCTCCAGCAGCATATACAATTACTTTTGTTGCTGTTGGGTTAGCAGTATAAGTTCCGCTAGTTGGTCCACCTTCATATTTTACGGCAACCATGTTACCACCACCTGCTGTTCCTGAACTAGCAGCAGTAATTCTTCCTTGAGCGTCTACAGTGATTGATGCAACAGTATAAGAACCTGCAGTTACTGCAGTGTTTGAAAGTTGATCTGGACCTACTGCATCGTCTGCAATTTTTGCTCGAGTTACTTGTAATGCACTGATCTTAGCAGTAGTAATCGCATTGTCAGCGATCTTAGCAGTAGTCACTTGGTTTGCAGAAATTTTTGCACTTGTAATTGCGTTGTCATCAATTTGTGCTGTAGCAATTGTTCCACCTAAAGTGTTTAATGCTATTTCATTTAAATTTGTTCCATCAGAATAAGCAGCAACGATTGCAGCTTCACCTGCAGTGAAACCTGTTCCTGAAACAGTTTTGATTGTTAAATTTGTTACACCTGTTACAGCAGATAAATCAATAATGTAAAATTTTTCAATTCCATCTGGAATTGTTACAGTAGATGCCGTTGTTAAAGTTCCAGTAAATTTAAGAACCATGTTTCTTGCATTTGATAATGAAGCATCAGACATTGCAAGAGCAACAGTACCACCGTCAGATAAAGCTACTGCTTCATAACCTGCGATTGCTTGTTGTACTAAATTTAAATTTGTATTTGTTTTATCACCCCATTGCCCAGCGTTTTCGCCAGTGACCATCAATTCGAGTTTTAGATCTGTTGAGTAACTAGATGCCATAAAAAATTTCTCCTAAATAATTATAATTTTACCTTAATCATGCAGCTAAATCAACCTCTGTCCATACATTAGTAACTCCAGGATCGACCTCTTGCCATGAAGTGATATTAAGGCTACCCACACTAGAAGTCAACTCTATGCCTGTAACATCTACAACAGAAGTACCAACTACTGTTACAGAGCCAATGTTAGCTGTTAATTGTATGCCAGAAACACCTACTATTTGAGCAGGTATTTCTTCTGCTTCTCCAATGCTAGAAGTAAGTTGTTGTCCTGTAGCAGGTTCATTTGTAGATTGTTCTAAAGCAATAGTGCCAATGGACATTGTAGCCTCTGTTCCGGTGACCGGTACGTCTTGTCTTGTGCCACCGACTACTTGACCAATATTATTTGTTAATTCAATACCTGTTACATCTACAGTAGCTGTACCTGTGATATCTGCAATAGTTCCAATTTCAGCATCTAGCTGATCCTCAGAAGCTAGTACAAATATATCCTGATCAATTTGAATTGAAAATGAAGGACTTGCATATGTGATTTGTAATGCATCTGGTGCAGTTACAGTTACTTCAACATCAGTAAATGCAGTTTCATCTCCAATAGATGCTGTTAATGGAATACCTGTGCCTTCAGCAGGTATTACAGAATAGTTAACACCCCAACCTAAGTTACCAAAAGTATCTCTACCCCATCCAGCACCAATTAAATATGTTGGATCAACTGTTAATTGACCTGGAGTAGATGTTAATTGAGAACCTGTTATAGGCACTCCTATATCAATTACTTCTTCACCAATTCCTAAAGTTAATTGTTCACCTGTAACAGATACGTCTACATCAATTCTTCTTGTCGCTTCACCAATAGATGAAGTCAAAGAAATTCCAGTTACATCCACATTGGCATCACCTACAAATGTAAGAGTTCCTATTGAGAATGTAGCTTGAATTCCTGTTGGATTTGCAAAAGCACCTGATAAATCACCCCAAGTGTTTTCACCCCATGTATCACCACCCCAACCGACTTGTAATTCGGCATCAGCAGTAACAGCTCCTATTGAAAAAGAAGCAGAAAGATTTGTGCTACTTAGGGATGTAGTTTGATCACCGAGTGTACCCCAGTTCTCGAAACCCCATGTTTGTTGTCCCCAAGTAGCCATATCATTTTAGTTCCTTAATTACGCAATTCTTAAAATCGCAGCGGAAGTTGTGAATGCAGGGAACTGAATTGTAAATGTTCCAGATGTTGCAGTCTTGTCTCCACCGAAATCTAATACAGCAACCGCTTCAGTAGTACCTGTACCACCGTCAGTTGTTGTGTTGTAAATCAAAGCACCTCTTGCTGTTAGTGTTACACCTGTGAAAGATAAATCAGCAAAGTCAGTAATAGCGACTCCTGATGAAACTTTAACACCTTGGTTTACTAAAGCTTTACCACCTGCAGTGTAACCTGCTGGTGAAGATACTTCTGATGTTGTAGCGTAGTTAGTTGTTGATGCACCTAAAGCAGCAGAAGAGTCATACATTGCTAATTTAAATGTATCGCCACCTGCTGAATCAAAATCATGCTCACCCGCTAACAATTGCTTTTTGAATGAATTGCAAATTGCATTAGTTGTAATAGCCATAATTGTTCTCCTTTAAAATTACGTATTTGGTGATGGTGAAGGTATCTTAATTCTTGGTACCCCATCATCGTATTCTGCACGTCTTCTTCTCCCCATTTGTTGTAGAGCAAAAGCTTGTACTTCTTCATTGTACTTTGTTTCATACAGTTTGTACATATCCATGGGTCCTTTTAAAAACCTAAAAGCCTCAGTTAATACACCGTGTAACAACATTGATTCTTGGTATGTAGAAAGAAACGTATTATTAGTTGATGTAAATTCTGGTGGATCTGTAATGTAGTTTATTTGTACAGTATATGCAGAATCTGGTATAGGTGCTACAAGAATATTGAAATCATCCCAATTAGCCCAATATTTAGGAAGACCTGTTGAAGCATTATTATTATATTCAGAAATAAAACTTGTATCTCTTCTTTCTAAAAATGTTCTTGTTGATCCATCAATCACTTGAACAGATCTCATAATAGTTAAATCAGCAGGTAAGCTCACATATCTATTACCAGATGTAAATATGGATGTTGAATATTTTCTAAGGTCATCATAATCAACTTTACCCGCAACATCGAGTTCTACAGATCTAATAAAATCTTGTATTATTTGATCAGTTAAAACGGTACTTCCTACTTCTGTGTAGTCTCTTACTTGTGTTAAAAAAGCTGAATGTGTGATTGCCATTATGTAATACTCACTGTTACGGATTTAATTTGAATAGACATTTGTCTTCTTCTGTTTTGTAAAGATGGATCTGCAGGTTTCATTTCAGACGTACCTTGATTAATAAAAGCAAAATCTCCAGGAAGTGCTAAATTAGCAACACCAACAGATGCTCCACCTGAATCTGCTTGAACACCATCTCTATCAGTTGGTTGTTGAAATCTTTGTGGTCTTGTATTTTGTAAAGCAATAGCATCAGCTACAACACGTTTTCTTCTAATTTGAGGATGTTTAGGCTCAAACTCAGAATAATGAACTAAAGACCCATTCCATTCCTTAACCATTTCATTATAAGGAAATGCCATACCTGATCTATCGGATATAGCTTGTGATCT